TATCATGTCCCTCAAGAACTTCTGTGTCTACGCTACCCCAAAACTCAAGGACTTCAAAGCGTTCAGCTTTAGATTCCTGAGCATCATCTTCCATTGCTTGCTCCCACCATTCTTTAGTGTAGGATTCGCCCTGATCAATAGCCAGATCAATAGTATTACTTCTGAAAAAGGGACGACGTTTTAAAGCTCTCATTTGACTGCGAGACATCTTGTGACGTTCTACAACATACTCAGCCTCATCCATATTAGCTGCATCAGGGTCAGGGTAGAAATTCCAGAGAGATACACTAGAAGTTTGTGGGATAGTTTTAATAGTAGGGCTATACTCACCTTCATCATTCCAATTAGGGTACTCTTTGTCTATAGCAAACGGACCTTTCATTACGCCTGTACCAAACAAGGCGCATTCAAAGGCAGCTACACGTAACTGTTTGTTTGCATTAGATTCTTCTAGTTGGTCATGGATTTTCTTTTCCATCTTCTTAGCTGCAACCATTGCAGGGTGAAAAGTAATTTCTGTAGAAGTATTACCTTCACCTGTTTTTAATTCTTCAGCTACAGGAGAAAGTTTAGAAGTTAATCCAGCAAGACGTTCTTTAAGATCCGTCATAGTTTCGCCGGGAAGAAGTCTCATATCTTCTGAAGAAGGTTGGATAGCTTTCTTTAGTTCTTCATTGGACTCAAAGTGTACCGCCTCTTCTACTCCTTCAGGAAGAGTGGTAGGGTCTACAGTAATTGGGAACTTATTGTTGCCAAAGAGTACCTCAATGATTTGACCGTATGCAGCAAGAACTTTAGTCTTAGTTACTTTAACAAAGACTTGGGATTTTTCTGTAGAAGTAAACTGGACGTCAGGACCATAAAGACCACGATAATTACGATAAGCTTGTATCCAACGAGTTTCTTCTGTCTCTCTTGCATCAGAGGCTTTCTTATAATGTTTTTGTACAAGACCCACAATGCTTCCTGCAAGAGGATCACTATAGGTATCTTTCTTCATGTCCTCTAAAGAGCTTGCCTCTTCAACGTCCATTCCCATGCTTTCTTCAAATTCGTCCATAGTATTTCCTTAATAACCGAACGTTGGGTCGCTTGCTTGAAACCCTGATCGTTGTGTTGCAGGGTCAAAATCAAACAAGCTGCTTCGTGGTCTTGTCATAACCCCATACCTGAGTGCATCGTATAGGTGATCTTCTGAGTGTGTGTCTACGTCTTCAGGGTTATTCTTATCCAGAGGTAGTGCTGGTATTTGTGAGATAGTATTGCTACAAGTATTAAAAAAGACTAGTCTTGGTTCTTCTGTAAACTCATCTACTTGTAATCGTCTGTGTATCTCATTCTTACCTGCAACCCTTGAACCTCTGGACCTGTCAGCAGGTCTCCACCTGCAGCCTCGCATAATCATTTGTTCAGCTAGGCTTGGACCAGTATCTCCACGCTTATGCCAGAGAGATGAGTCAAGGACTCCGTAGCGTATTTTCTCTCCATCCTCTGCTTCTAGTATCATGTCAGCTAGGTCAGTAGCTATAACCTTTGAGCAGTACATCTCTCTGTAAATAATCAGTTGTTCATCAGGAGCTACAGCAAACCAAACAACCCCTGAGTAAGAACCGTATCCGTAGTCACATGCTCTAAACCTTGCCCAGCCACTGGGTATCTCAAAAGGTTCTATGACGTGTACTTGTCTATTCCACTCAGGGAAAGCAGCACCTTCATTTACATCCCAGTTACCTTCAAGTAGTTGCTTACGTTGATGCTCTGGTAGTGATAGTAGGTTAGCTTCATATAGTCCATCATCAGCTAGGTACGGGTTATCAAATAGAGTAGCAGGAATAAACCTGCGTTTAAACAACGGCTGACCTTCTTTTGTATGACCTTTAGGCCAAGCAATGACCTCTCCCGTTTCCATGTCAGTAGCATTAAAGCTAGTATTATGTGGGGCTGGGTCTACAAAAGTCTTCTTAACCCACTGATGACCTGCTCCACCGGGGTTAGTAGTACCCCTTTGATATAAACCTAGACCACTATTCTTAGTAGTACGTAGGCGTGATCTCATATAGTTCCAAGGATAAGGGCTAGGCCATTGTGTAAGTTCGTCAAAACCAATCCAGTTAAAAGCTTGTCCTTGGTATCTTTGTACATCATCGTCCCTATCTAGGTATGAAAGCCAGAGAGTTGCACCGCTTGGAGCTACCCACGTCTTATCACGTTCCATAAACTTAATCCCGGGGATTGCTCTTGGGTAGAGCTGTTTGGAGACTGAGATAAGTTCTCTGAGTTCTTCTGTGCTTCTCCGTACCAACAGCATAGAAGATAATGGATTATTAAAATACCTAACAGGGTCGGCCAACATAGCAAAAGACTTACCACCACCAGCCGCTCCACCATATAGTACCTCTTGTTCTGACGCTGAGAGAAAGTCTGTCTGAGGGCCGGGATTAGGCTCAAAGATAACGTCTTGAGCTTTCTCTACCTCAATCGGCTCTGGCTTCACTCTCGCTGGAACTGGTTGAAGCTCTGGCTCCAATACGGTTTCTTTCAAGGGTTTCCGCTTTTGCCGCCGCTTCTTTGTAGCGTTCAGCGTAATAGCGTTGCGTTGAAGCTTCTGCTTTACGTTTTCGTTCAAGTTTAACTCTCTTCATTAGACCCACGTGAGAGATATATCTGGCTGACTTCTCACTTAACCAGTTGGCTACATCTCTGTAACTATATTGCTTTAGATACTTCTTAGCTTCTTCTAAAGCTTCTAGTTCTTCTGGGATTGGTAGCAGTATATCATCATCTTCAGGGTCTTGTCTATAGCCAAATGGCACAACTCTGCCTACTCTAACGACAGACAACCACTCATACTCACCATCAACTAGCTCTGGTTCAGGGAGCTTCCAAGTTTTATTAACTTTCATTTTTAGGTGGTAATATAAATACAGGGTTTTCAGCTTTGATTTCTACCTTGTCTGTCTTTACAAAGCCAGCACGGTCTAGGAAATCTTTAGCTGCTGCCATCTTTTCTTTATTGCCAAGATCAGTAGGGTTAGTCATAACCTGCATCATAGAGTATGCAGCTTTACTACCAGCAGTAGCAATAAACTTCTTAGTAAGTTCAGCAATCTCATCCTGCAATACAGCAGTAATAGTTGTAGAGGACATAGTATCAGCATATCCAGCAAGACGTTTAGCTCTTACAGGATCACCTTGTGCTTGCTCAAACAATACATCAAGAAATAACTGTTGTTTTTCTGTAAGTTTTCTCATTTAATTTTCCTGTGGGGTTTTACTTTGGCTGCAACTTTCTTAGGTTGAGCCACAAACTGCTTACCCGCAGCAGTGCCTTTTCGTTTGGCTCTAGTTGTTGCGGCATACTGAGAATCACTAAGAGACTTAATAGCCGCTTTAGGTAGATACCTTTCGCCTGTGGCCTTTGGCCCTTGTGTTGAGGGCTTTCCACTTTTAGTAGTCCATTTCTGTTTAGTCCAAGACTTAAGACTTTTTTGACTTTTTGCTAGTGCCATCTGCTTTAGCCTTTGCTGTTTTACTTAGGTCTTTATAATGAAATAACTTCTTAGAAGTTTTAGACATACTTGCACCTGTCATAAGTTTACCATCTGTATGCTTATGCGTTTTGCCTTTGTACTCAGTGCCATCACGCAAATAATGCTTTACACCTTTCATATTTTTTTACCTTCTTGTTTCTTTAATTGTAACTTAGCTTGTTTTGCTAATCTTACAATCTCTGTTTTACCCATGACTTTAGCACGTTGTTCTAAGACTGTAAGAATTTGTATTTTACGTGCATAGGGTTTGTTTATTCTTTTAACTTTAGCAATAGTTTCTTTAGCATCTTTAACAGTAGCAAACTTTATACTAACTGTATCTTTAGGATTCTCGTCAGTATAAAGCCTTCTACCACTACCTTTGGGTTTTTTACCTGTACCTATCTTAGGGTCTTTAGCCATTAAGAGGTATAACCTCCACCTGCCTTTTTATACCGTGCAGCAACAAGTTGTGCTTTACGGGCCGACCACTGGCCGGGGCTTCCACCCTTACTTCCTGCTTTAACTGAATTAAAAATACGTTTACGCATAGTAGGCTTAGTATAATTACCCGCCGCATTTACAGTTGAACCGCCTTTAGCATACCCCTTTGGCTTTGCTTTAGGTGCTTTCTTTACCGTAGAACTTTTGTTTAATTTCACCACGTGTGACCCCTATGTCTTTTAGAGCTGAGTCTGACATATTGTTAAGTTGCCAGTATGATACTCTTCGTTGTTGGCTTTCCTGTAGTGCTTTAATAAATCGTTTAAACATGGTTATCTCCTTTTTACCAGAGACAGTTATACCACAGGTTACTCTATCATACTACATACAAGATTGCAACCCCGTTATGCGTTTTTCTTCTTCTTTAGGTTATCTACCTGAGACTTAACCATGCCACCCATATTGTAAGTCATAACTTTATTTTTAGCGGCACCACCTTTATTATATTTAACCATGCCGCCACCCATCATTTTCTTTTTAGCCATACCACCCATGTTCATCTTGCCAACACCGTCAGCAGCATAAGCTGGTACCTTCTTGCCAGCTTTCATGACCATAGGCATTGAGCCGCCTTTGTTGTAGCCTGATGTTTTCTTTTTGGTTCCGTACATTTTATTTTACCTTTTTTAAAATAGAAGCTACTACAGGGTCTCCTGCAGCATTTGTTCTAAAGAATACTGTGTCTCCAATTTCAATATTGCTAAGACGTCCGGGAAATTCTTTACGCATAAACTTTCTTACTGCTGCGTTACTAATAATTCTTTTCTTTGTTGATATTACTTTTCTTTTAGTCGGTTCATTAGGATTAGGTTTTTTTACGCTAGGAGCAGGTTTAGGTTGTGTAGGTTTAAAATCAAAAAGTCCTGTTTTTTCTAATCGATCTAACAAAACTTTCATTTTAGCTGGTGGTATTTTTATGCCACTATTTTTAACAATTTCTCTAACTTCCGCTGCACTTCTTGCACCTTTAATACGTTTTTGAAGTTTAGCTATTGCAGGATCACCAGTTTTTTCTGAAGTTTTTGCAGGTGGTAAAATTGTTTCTAATATAACTTCAGGTTTTCCCCCAAGCTTTTTATAAACCAAAGCTTGAGCAGCTCTTTGTCCTGCAGTTAATTCCTCTGATTCTGGAGATTTAGGGCGTAGTTTAGGGCGAACTTTATCTTTACCTTTTACTTTATAATTTGCACCTGTATTTTTACTGCCGGGAGCAAACTTGGCCATAAGACCTTTTTTAGTTTCACCTTTTTGATTTACCGTAAATCTGCCTTCTCTACCTTCACCTTTAAAATAAAAAGTGTAGTCATTAGCATCACCAGTTTTTTTAAACTTTTTACGTGCTGCTGCAAAAGCCCTATCAAACTTAGGATTTTTTGATTCTGCCATTCTCTTAAACCTTTATATCTATTCTACCACTTGACTTTGTGGGACCAGTATTTCGCTGACAGTTTGCTCGTTGTCTTCCCTTGTGCATCATGTCTTGCGTAGTAACTTTTTTTACGGGCTTTATCTTTCGCAGTCGTGGGAGCTTTACCTGCACCTTTAACGCCCTGCTGCCCAAACCTGATAAATTTATAGGTATCCCCTTCCTTAGCCATAACGCAGTGAGACTTAGTTTTATGATTAGGAGTTCTCTTAGGTTTATTAACGCCCTTGAGTCCTTCCTCTTTCATCTTAGTCTTGACTCGTTCAGGGATAGCCATAGTGATTCCTTAAAGTAATAATGGGGGAAACACTGGCGTCTAGCTTCACCCCCAACTTATAATATACTAATCTTCAACGCCCAATCTCTTTGGTACACAATAAGCTACTGCACGATCTTCTGGTGCTATTCCATGTGTACTATATCTTTTTACTATTTCTCTGGCATAGTAGTTGCAATGTTCTATGTTATCAAAGACTATCTCGTATTCTATAAGCTCTCTATCTATACCAAGATAGATTAAGAGAACGAAGGTAAACATTACATCATTTCAAAGTGTGGTGCATCAATGAACGGTCTGCGACCTTGAGAACGACGAAGATCTACATAGTCATTCATTGCGTCTTCCATTGTTCCTTGGTAATCAGCAATATTACCTACTGTCCACGCAGCTCCCCACTTCAGGGGGATACCATGTTTACGTGAAGCTTTAGCCATAGCATCAGCTAGGTCATCATACATGTTCAAAGACCAAGTAACGTTAGAACCAATGTAGGCCACTAGGTCCACTGCACGGCCCTCTAGGTGCTTACTCTTCATTGTCTTGGAGGCACCCTTAGCAACTAGAGCTTCCTGCTCTGCTAGGGTACGCATACCGCATGTAACTCCAAAGTCTACTTTGGTTAGGGTGATAGCAGTCTTAACCATTTCAATCAAGTCAGGCTCAATGCCAGCCATTCGGTTAATGCTACGTGTTGATAGTTTGAAAGTCATTTTGTTTCTCCGCTATGAGCTTTGATTGCTCTCGTATTAACTCTTGTTGTTTTTCTAGGGTAATGTATTGCTTATCTACCTCTGATAGTTGAGGGATAGGGATTACGTTATCTTTTGCCAAAGAACTTACTCACTGATCGCATCCCAATGCTGGCACTTACGATTCCACCTAGAGCTATCTGGTACCACTGAGGCATTACCTCTAAAGATGCAAACCCTTGTGCTACTATAGCATTACCCCATTCACCACAAAAAGCTAAGATCAACGGAATGCTAAACA